GCGAATCCGTGAGGACGCATCCCACTTGCCGCTTACCGCACGTCGCCCGCGTGGAAAGCAGGCAGGCGACGGACAGCATTACTATATCAAGACTTGGACGCGGCATCGAGGATGGTTTCAATTTGTGCTTCAGGTCCAACCCAACCAGCAGGTTTGACAGCATCGTACAGCATGCCGCGCTTGGTTATACCGCGCACCTTCTGCATGTTTGCTGCATGCACAACCTTGAAGACTTCGTCAAAAGGTATACCCATTATATAGGCAGTACCTACTGCGACATATACCAAATCCGCCAAAGCGTCGGCTACCCCCACCATGTCGTTAGCAACGTAGGCTTCCATCAGCTCGGTGATTTCTTCTTCCATGAACTTAACACGTTGGTCAAGCGTCACAGGCGGCTCAAGCGTGGGTTTGGTATCCTCGATGCCAAGCACCTTCTTGTGAAACTGCCGTACACAATCAAAATAGCTCATACTTAATTGCCTCCAAAGGCTGGTAGTCATGCAAAGTTAGCATGTCTGCCGTAAAGTTGTCAAGCGAAGCAGTATGGTCAAGTACTGCAGATGGGCCCATAACAGGGGGGATGCGCTGCAGTTGTGCGTGCAAGTTAACTACGTGCTGCTTGTAGACATGCGCATCGCCAAACTGCATGTGCAAGGCACCCGGTACGTAACCCGTTTCTTTAGCTACCAGCATGAGAAGCGCAGCATAAAGCGCCAAGTCTGAAGGCAAGCCCAATGCGAGGTCAACAGACCGCATATAGACAATGCAGTCAAGATGCATATTGCGCACATAAAATTGTGCGAGCAAATGACAAGGCGGAAGACATGCTTGGTCAAGTTCTTCAGGGTTCCATGTAGTAAGCAAATGTCGCCGACCATACGGATCCGCTTTGATACTTGTAGTTAGTGTCTTAATTTGGTCAAGCCCAGTTACACCCCACGAACGCCACTGTGCGCTGTAGATGCGGCCTACTTGTTGGTATTCCGCAGGCACGCCTTGGTTGTTTTCCCATTGCGCAGCATTATGGTCCCAGTAGTTACAGCCTTGTTCGCGGAATTGGCGAAGAAGCGTAGCACCTTGCAAAAAAGCTGCAAGCTCACCAAGAATACCGCGCATGAAGATCTTGCGCGAGGAAAGCACCGGAAATTCATTGGCGACATCCCAGGTTTTTATGGACAAGCCTGGAAGGGAGAGCGTTTCACCGACCCGCGACGGACGTACGTAACCGTGGCGTAATACCTGCTCACAAAGGATCTTGTAGGCGCCATCAACAATTGTCATTTGGGCACCCGCGTTCAGCCTGGGTTGCATAACCAGCAATGTCATGCCAATTATCTGCATGATTGGGGTTACCAGTAATAATGCGTGCCATCTTTTGACAGATGTTATCGAGAGCTTCTTGTTGCACGCTCGTCAAGTCAACGCAGGTGTGATGCTTGACCATGCGCTTTAATGCTTGCGAAGCTCCGGCATTCAACTTAAAGTCACCGTGCGTATGCTGGCGCGCGTTTATCGTGTTCCCTACATCCATACTGTATACCTCCTAAGAAAATAATGGGAGAGACTGAGCTCTCCCACCGGCCGACGTGTGCTTGTTAGGCAGCTTCGGCTTGGGTTTCGCCGGCAGCTTCAGCTTCAGCCTTCTTGCCACGGGTAGAAGTCAGCTTACCGGCTGCAACGAGCTTGTTGCGGTAATAGGCAATACACGCAACAGTGGTCTTCGCGTTCGGAAACTGCTCGAGAGTCTTTTCGAGCGCTTCCTTATTGGTCAGGCCTTCAAGCAGCAGCTGCTTGGCGTAGGCACCGACGCCCTGCACCGGACCACGGCCGAGCGCTTCCGGATCAACCGGGGCCTTCGGTTCCTTCTGCTTGACCGGCTTGGTCAGCTTTTCCACGGCGGCACGCGCGGCCTTGAGGGACTTGAAGCTTTCAACGGTGGGCTTATCAAGGCCGGTGGCAACTTCATTGTGGTGCTCAACCAGTTCTTCCATCGTCATTTCGTTCAGCGGCTTTTCCATGATGATTTCTCCTAGGAGGTTAAATGCTCGCGGGTCATTCCGCGATTTAGTAAGTGCTCGGCAGTACCAAGTAAGCGCTGCTTTGCGGGGGTCAGCTGTCACCGGGTGCGTGTATTTCTTAGCAAACGCACTCGAAGACATTGCTAGACTTTTGATTCCATCCGCATGCATTACTAGGAACAACGCAATCTTGTTGTCGCGCTGGTAGATGCCTGCGATGTGACTGTTATGGTCTCTATAAAGTTTTAGCATAAGTATATTATAGCGCTATGCTTTTACCAAGTAAATAACTTTACGGTAACAGTTCGTGACGAAGAGCCGCAAACAAAGCATCTTGTGTTATGCCCTTAGTACCAAGCACTTTACGGATAGTGAAGTCTACTGTTTTCTCTGCAAGTAGGTGGTAGACCATGACTACATTTGCCTGCCCCTGCCGGTAGAGCCGTGCAATGAGTTGTAGATAGACTTCTAGGTTGTAAGTCTGTGAGAACCAGCACAGCTTGCTTCCCCCGAACTGGAGGTTTAACCCATGCGCTGCAGCATCACACTGGACACAAAGAAGCGGCACTGACCCGCTATTCCAAGCATCGATAATAGGGAGGACGTGTTTGTCGCTCATGCCACCCTTGATGACTAGTGCATTGGGGTACTTTTGCTTAATACGCTCGACCTCATGTGTGAAGTTGTAAGCAAGTAGTAACGGCTCTCCCGCTAGCTCTTCGAGGAGGTCATCAAGCGCGTCCAGCTTCGCGGTATGGACTTCCTCCCATTCTTTCTCCGCGTTAATGTAGATTGCGCCCCCCGCTACCTGCCGCAGCTTGCTAGTCAGCACACCTGCGTTAGCCGCTGTGATGGTTTGCTCTTGTAACTCCATGAGCGCGAGCACTTCTAGTGACTTGTATTGGTCCCACGCCTTTGGGGGAAGCGTAACAGGAAGGTCAACGTGGACAATATCCGGTAGCTTGAGTACTTCCTCAGCCTGGATATACATCGCAAGGTCTGCCACTTTCCTATGTATCTGCTCTGCCTTCTCGGGGAGGATATGCCAGTTGAACTCATCACGAGGCTTCTGGTAGAAGTAGTTCAGACGGTAGTGGGTGATATACTTCCCTAGCCTATAGCCCAGGTCGAGTGCATACATCTGCCCAAAGAGGTCAAGTAAGCCATTAGCAGCTGGAGTCCCGGTCAAGCCCCATCTAAACGTGAAAGTGGGGAGTAACGGCTTCAGCGTCTTAAAGCGCTTGGTGTTGGTATGCTTGACTTTGGTCAACTCGTCAAAAAGCAGAATGTCAAACTCGTGCCCTTTGGCCAACTGTGCAGCAAGCCAAGGTATGGCATCGTAGTTAACTACCACAACGTCATACCTTGGGTTCATCAGTATCTCGAGCTTATCCACGCCATGCGCTAAGCCCACACGCAAGTTCATGAATTGTGCCCACCGCTTGTGCTCGCGCATCCATGTAGTTTGTGCTACACGGAGAGGCGCCAACACAAGCATGCGGGCACGGTAACCATACGAGACTAACTTCAGTCTTGCTGCGTGCGATGTGCTAGTCTTTCCTAAGCCGGGTGGCCAGAACAATGCACCCTCCGGATGTGTGACTAACCAGTCCACCCCACGAGCTTGATAGTCGTGAGGAGTCCACTCAGGCGGAAGGAAGAGCGAGGCGCTCGGCAAGGAGGCGCTTGAAGAGATGGACATTATCTACCTCGAAACAATTGTGGCCCATTGTGACCAGACGTGACTGAACGTGACGCTGGATGGGTGTCATCTCTCCGCCGGGTTTTTTGAACTCGACAAAGAAATGACGCCCATTGGGCAGTAGACAAAGGCGGTCAGGCGCACCGAGTATCGCAGTCACTTTCCATAGGTAGCAACCCTGTAGTGCTGCGTGCTCGGCACATCGCCGCTCAATGCTAGCTTCAGTACTTACACTTACCGCCTTGGCTATTGGAGTAGCTGCACCATTTGCAGTCACGCGACGGCGTTGGGGCCCATTGCTCTTCGGTGTAGATTGGGGCGAAGTAGGTTTCATATTTTTTACGAAGCTCCTTAAGATGATTTGCAGTATACTGCTTTGTGTAGGTGTTATCGGCATCTACGAACCAGAACTCCGCAGTAACTTGTTTGACTTCCGGGTAAACTGCCGCCCCACAAATCGCGTAAAGCTCGATCTGCTCCGTGGAGGGGACACGATACTTGCCTGTCTTGAAGTCAATGATGATGAGGGTGTCGCCCTGCACGTAATGGGCGTCGGACTTGGCACGCAGCCACGTGTCGGGGTGTAACCAATTCGGGAGTAGCACCCAATCACGATTGAAGCCCCACGCCTGCTCCGGCTTGCAGTCAGCCTCACGCAGTGCATCGAACTCTTCTTGCCAATTGCTCAGAGGCTCGTTGAGTGCAGAAACCCAGCCGCGGAGGTACGCCTCGGCTTCATCATGAATCTTACTCCCCCGTTCCATAGCTGCCGAGCCGGGCTGCGGAATCTTATCTATGAATTGGAACTTAAATTTCTGCGGGCAAGCGCGGAAGCAGTCAAGCTTCGAGAACCCAATAGCGTCATTGAACTTGGTCATAGCGGTAAGTCCTTAAAGGTTACTTTTATTTGTTGGTTCGGCTGCTTAACAATATGTACAGCAGCTAGCTGAAAGCCCATCTGTGGAAATGCTTTTGGTGTAGGCAGGCACAGAAGTTCTTTGATACTGTAACCTGCTTGATAAATACTACGAAGTCGTGCCTTGGTAGTTAGCGCATTGAAGTTAACTAATAGCACAATATTTGGTATTTGCAGCTTAACTGCGTGGTCTAAAAAATGCTTAATCTTAGACCAAGGTGGGTTCGTAATTAGCCAGTCATACTGGCCTTCATGCTTAAGAAAGTCCTTACCCTCTTGTAGTTCGCACCATTCAGCAGTGGGCATTGCGCGTGTAAATGCGCCTCCGCCACGGCATGGCTCTAAGATACGACCTTGGGGCTTATAATACTCTACGATTGCAACTGCGTAGTGGTCTGGAGTATACACCAAATCTGCATCTGGTTTGTTTGTAGCAGGACAAAGTACCATTACATAATTCCTTGTATTTGATTGAGCGTAAACTGCTGCCGAGTTTTACCGTAAGCCTTACAAATAGCTTGAACCTTTGCCTTTGTAAAAACATACAATTGAACTTGCGGAAACTTACTAATGTTACAAAAAATCCAGTAATCGCAATGGTCAAGCTTTGTTTGTGTTGCTTGCAAGTTTTTACCATCACGACCGCCACCAACATTCGCGGACGCTTCAAAGCTAAACAGCGCGCCATCCTTAATCGTGCGAACTTCTACAGTGCTCGCTTCGTTTAAATGTAGGTCGAAGTAGTCATTAGCATTTGTAGCAGGGCTTAGGTTTTCGAACGTCTTACAAAGCACTGGCTCCATAAGTGAAGCCATGAGACGCCCGTTAAGCCGTGCTACTTGCCAGTATGCCTCTGATAAGACAGAACTGCCCAAGTCAACCACTTGATGCTTTGGTTCAAACAGCATATACTTCTCCGTTTATTTAGTAAGTATAGCTATTATAGCAAGTAACTTAACCCATGTAAATAGCTAATTAAACCTCAGCAAAGTTGTTACCGACATCCACGTCAGCAATAAAGGGGCAATCAAGTATATCGGCAAAAGCACCAACCATACATTCTTCAAGCAGCGCGCTCTCTTCTGCAACGTGCTCAGGTTTGCATTGTACCACCAATTGGTCATGCACAGAGAAGGTGAGCCGGCCATGCTTTGTGCGACGGCAGTAATCAAGCATCGCAGCCTTTGTCTGATCCGCGGCAGACCCTTGAATCAGATAGTTAGTCAGCTTATACTCAAAGGTCCGAAGCCGACCACCCATGACCTTAGCCGTCTCGACGTAATATTGGCGACCACCCAATGTGTTGATAGGTTGGTTACTACGACCACGGTATTGCACCTCGCCTTGGAGAGACTTGATTTCGGGCAAAGCGGAAAGGTAATTCGCCTTGATGGCAGTTGCTTCCGCTACCCCGGTGTAGAGGCTTTCAGCAATCTTGCCCACGCCCGCGCCGTAAAGCACCGCGAAGCCCAGCGTCTTGGCCACCTTACGAGTAATGCCTGCGATGCCCGCCGCAATCATATGGACGTCCTCACGAGGATTCTCGTTCAGCTTCTCGAGCAGACTGCCACCCGCGAAGTGTGCTAGCAACCGCATCTCTTGTGCCGCGTAGTCCGCCCCCACAAAGACGTTCCCTTCATCGGGGAGTAGATACTTGCGGACTTGCGGCATCGGCACATGGAGGGTGTAGCTGATACGCTCAAGCTGCGACTTCAGCTTCTCCCATTCGGTGGGCACGTTCTGCTGATTGGGGGAGGACGACAACCGACCAGTCCGCGCGCCCGTCTCGGAGTAGTTCCGAACTTGGTTCCACTTGATATATAGCCGCCCGCCTGTCTGCTTCGCTTGTGCAAGCCATGGGTGCATGAAGGTGCGGATGCATGTGGCAAGTGAGTTGCGCACAAGGAGGTGGCCCAACAGTAGCGGGTCAGAGACAGCCTCAAGCAGACTGTCTTTCGCCACGGACCGTTTTCCGGTTGTGGTAGACGCGAACCCTTTGCTCAGGCCTGCTGCCTCAATCGCATCGGCCAGCTCGTCGTTACTGTCGACGTCTACCTCTTTGCCTAGAATGCGGCTAATCTCGGTGTCGAGCCAATCCATCTCTGCGTAGGCCGCGTTCAAGTCTTTTGAGAGATTCTCGACGTCAATCCGCACCCCATGCTGGTCCATACGAAGGATGTGTGGCATGAGGTCCATTTCGCGACGATACGCGACAAATAGATGCGGCTTGCTTTCCCACTTCTTCAGATAATATTGGTGTAGCTCGTAGGTGCGTTGGACGTCGCCTTTAGCATACTCGCCCACTAACCCGCCGGGTGCTTTACAAATATGCGCCCCCCAGCCCTTCGTGTCACGGCAAATACCATGACTAATAAGCCAGTCTTTGACTGCGTCCCGCTCTTCGGGGGGGAGACCAAGATGCTGCTCGGCCAATGGCTTAAGTGCCAGCTCTCCATGGGGGTTGTCAATGAAGGCCATGACCATCGTGT